TTGGAAACGCAACAGATACAACGATTACACGGGTGTCGGCAGGAGTGATTGCTGTTGAAGGCAATCAGGTTCCATCACCGGGATCCGTTGCTCAGGGAGACATTATATACTACGGCGGTTCGACTTGGGATCGGCTTGGCGCTGGAACATCCGGGCAGCTTTTGAAAACGAATGGCGTTGGAGCCAATCCTTCGTGGTCAGATCCGGTAATTCCCTCTGGATCCGTTATGCTGTTTCAGCAGACGGCAGCCCCGACCGGATGGACAAAGCTTACGACGCACAACAATAAGGCGCTTCGTGTTGTCTCGGGAACCGCGTCTTCGGGTGGTACTGTTGACTTTACCACTGCATTCGCCAGCCAATCCGTTTCCGGCACTATCTCCGGTACTACGGCAAGCGGAACCGTTGGGTCAACCACGCTTACAACGGCGCAAATGCCCTCCCACAATCATACGTATACCGCCGGTACTGGTCCTGTTACTGCGACAGGAGCGTCTATACGTCTAAACAATCTTACCTCAACAGATCTGAGCAACAACACCGGATCGACCGGCGGCGGTGGATCCCACAGCCATTCGTTTACAGGAATATCACACACGCACACATTCACCGGCACCGCGATAGACCTTGCGGTGCAGTACGTAGATATAATTCTCGCGTCGAAGGACTAAGCACGTACATGCAGATTAAGCCAGCAAGCTTTTGCCCCCTCATAAAGGAGGACTGCAAGGGTCTCGGGTGCAGTTGGTTTACCCAGATCAGGGGTACAAACCCAAACACGGGTCAAGAAGTAGACGAGTGGGGCTGCGCAATTGTTTGGCTTCCGGTCTTGCTGGTTGAGAACAGCCAGCAGCAGAGGCAGACGGGTGCCGCAGTGGAAAGCTTCCGCAACGAAATGGTTCAGGCGAACGAGACGAGCCAGAAGGTATTGCTGGCCACGGCTGGATACTCGGGCAACACGAAATTGATTGGTGGGTAGGATGAGGCTTACGATTGTCCCGGAAGATAGTGTTGTCTGCATAGACAAGATCTGCATTCACGGCATTGATATGTCGAGCATCCCGTCGGATGTTCACGCGGTTCAGTGGTACGATACGTTTGGAGATGTAGAGACCGTTGACCCCACGACTGGAAAGCCGGTCAATACGACGATTTACTCCGTTGAACCATACCAGACGGTAATTGACCTTTGGTATGCTGCCCACAACTCCGTGAATCAGGAACAGACACAACCTTAGCCAAGCCCGCCAAGGCCCCGGTGAATTATGGCCGCTTTTCAAAATTCGGCATTCTATTTCAAAGCCTTTAACACCGGATACGTTCAAGTAGATGTAACCGGCGTAAGCGCCACCGCGTCTGCCGGTAGCGTGACTGTATCTGCCAGCGCAAATGTTCCTGTTACTGGTGTATTTGCATCTGGAAGCGCTGGATCTGTAAGTGTATCCGGGGCTGCAAATGTCAACGTCACCGGAGCCTCTGCCACTGGAAGCGCCGGAACAGTAGAGGCCCGCTCTTCGTCCACGGTTCCCGTGGTTGGTGTGTTAGGCACCGGGCAGACAACCGCACCGACAGTTTCCGCCTCCGCAAACATACCTGTTTCCGGGACATCTGCGACTGGGTTTTCCGGCTCCGTGGAGGTCAACGGTGATGCGAATGTTCCCGTTTCTGGACTGTCTGCAACCGGGTCCGTGGGGACGGTTAGTGTCCGAAGCGTAAACTACATCTATGTGGTCGGGGTTTCCGGGACCGGCTTTGCCGGTGATGTGGCGGTCTCTACCAGCGCAAACGTGGGCGTTCAAGGATCCTCTGCTACGGGTGCCGTTGGAACCCCAGAGGTCCAGACAGATCAAGTCGTTGATGTAACCGGCGTCTCTGGCACAACAGCCGTAGGCAGTGTTATAATCAGCATAGGCGTTGCGGTCGGTGTAAACGGCGTATCCGCCACGGGCGATGCTGGCTACGTCGTTGTAGAACTGAACTCGACGGTCAACGTCTCCGGCGTATCTGCCACCGGCTACGTAAACGGAAACGTCCTGATCTGGGGTCTTATCGACACCAATCAGACACCCAATTGGGGCACCATATCGGATGGTCAAACCCCGGGCTGGACAAGTATTTCAGATAGTCAGACGCCGGGCTGGGCTTCCATAAGTACGCCCCAGACCCCGGGATGGACCCCGGTAAACGACTCAGACAACATAACTTGGACCGAGATAGCGGCATAAACCATGGCATCGACATACTCCACCAACCTTCGGCTTGAGCTTATCGGAACCGGCGACCAGCAGGGTACGTGGGGCAACACCACGAACAACAACCTCGGCACCCTCCTCGAAGAGGCTATCGGCGGATATGTGGCGGTTGACGCCACTGCTGGTAACGTCACGCTTACCACGGTTAATGGCGCGTCTGATCAGTCGCGCAACATGGTCATCAATGTGACTGGAACCCCGGGTACGTCAAGGGACGTTATTTGCCCCGCCATCCGCAAGGTTTACATTGTCAAGAACTCTACCGACAGCAGCATCGTGTTCAAGACTGCCAGCCAGTCCCCGGGCATTACGGTGCCGGTCGGATCCACGGTGTTCACCTATGTAAACGGCACAGACGTTGTGAACGTCACGGGCAGCATTGCCTCACAGAACTCGAACAGCGTCAGCATCACTGGTGGCAGCATCACCGGCATCACAGATCTTGCCGTGGCGGATGGTGGAACCGGGGCTTCAACATTAACAGGATATGTCAAGGGTAACGGGACCAGCGCATTTACCGCATCCAGCACGATCCCGAGCACGGACATTTCAGGTCTCGGCACACTTGCCACGCAGAGCGGCACATTCAGCGGAACAAGCTCCGGCACCAACACTGGCGATCAGAATATCTTCCAGACGATTGCTGTTGCTGGTCAGTCGAATGTGGTCGCAGACACAACGACAGACACGCTAACTCTGGTTGCTGGTTCCGGCATCACCCTCACGACGAACGCCACATCAGACTCAATCACCATCGCGGCAACAAGCGGTGGTGGTGGCACGGTTACATCCGTGGCCGTGTCTGGGGGAACCACCGGCCTTACGACAAGCGGTGGCCCGATCACGACATCCGGTACAATAACGATTGCCGGTACTCTTGCCGTTGCAAATGGTGGAACTGGTGCGACATCGGCCAGTTCAGCGAGGACAAACCTCGGACTCGGAACAATGTCAACGCAAAACGCGAACAATGTTGCGATTACGGGAGGGTATCTCCAGACATCAAGGACAAATGTCACATCCCCGGTGTCTACGGACGGGAACATTTTTAGCGGCACGTACACTCCGACACTGACGGACACAACAAACATCGCCTCAAGCACAGCCTTCCAGTGTCAATATATTCGGGTTGGAAATGTCGTGACCGTTTCGGGTCGGGTAACGATTGACCCAACATCGTCCAGCACGCTTACCGAATTGTCAATGACCCTTCCGGTAGATGCGACTTTTACTGAAGGGGAAGAGCTTGCTGGGGTATTCGCTGGCTCCGGATCTGGAACCGGAAACTGCGGGAACATTAGAGCCGAAACCTCTACCGAGAACGCACTGTTCCAGTTCATACCAGATAGCGGTGCAAGCCGCACGTACTTCTTTACTCTGACCTATCTGATATAGGAGCCGAAATGATCTACAGCGTGTCCTACAACTACGTGGACAAAATCATCACCGTTACCCTCTCGGATCGTACCCAGAAGGCGTACACCGAGGATATGAAGAGCCAGTATCTTTCGGACTTCCCGGACAGGCAGGCCGATATAGCCGCGATTGGGTGGTAAAATGATCGAAGAACTTGTCGCCCGCGTTTTCAAAACCCGCAATCAGGCGCATCTTGCCCACTGGAAAACCAAGTCCTATGCTGAGCATAAGGCGCTTGGATCTTTCTACGACAATGTGATCGACACCCTCGACAAGCTGGTCGAAGCATGTCAGGGCTCGAAAGGCATCATCGGCCACGTAGATCTCTCCTGCAAGGACGAGTCCGTGGACATCATCAAGTGCCTCACGGATGACGCCAACTGGATTTCCAAGTGCCGCGCCAAGATCGCCCACGGGGTCCCCGCCATTGAGAACATCGTTGACGAACTCGTCGCCGTGTACCTCTCTACGCTCTACAAGCTGAAGAACCTTTCATAGGGCATTAGATGCTCTCCAAGATCCAGATCAGGCCCGGCATTAACCGAGACATGACCAGCTACACCAACGTGGGTGGCTGGTATGACTCGGACTTTGTGCGTTTCCGAAACGGCCTGCCGGAGAAGATCGGTGGCTGGACGAGGCTGTACGAGGACCAAACCGCGCTTATCGGTGAGTGCCGGAAGCTGTATGAATGGTCGAGCCTTGTCGGCACAAACTATCTGGCATGCCCCACGAACATCAAGTTCTACGTGGACAACTCGACGGGCGTAATTGACATAACCCCACTTAGGAGGTCGGTTACTCTCGGCACCGACCCGATTGCCACATCCAACACGTCCAGCATCATCACGATAACGGACGTGAACCACGGGGTTGTGGTCGGCGACTACATCACCGTATCTGGTTCATCGAATGTAAACGGCATAACCGCCGTCCAGATTAACAAGGAATTTCTCGTCTCAAGCGTTGTGAACGCAAACGCATACACTGTCACAACCACGGGCACCGCAACATCTACGGGGTCGGGTGGCGGATCTGGCGTTTCGGTTGCTTATCAATTCCACCCCGGTATTTCCGGCTCCACGAATTACGCTGGCTGGGGATCTGGCGGATGGGGAGGCAGCGTTGGCGCAACATTCACCGCCAGCATCTCTGGCACGACAATGAATGTCACGGCCATATCTTCTGGCGTTATAACATTGGGCAACTCCGTAAATGGAACCGGGGTCACGGACAATACCATTATTTCGGCCTTTGGTACTGGAACCGGCGGAACCGGCACATACACCGTGAGCCAGTCGCAGACCGTCTCGTCTTCGACCCTGACATCTGGCTATGGCTGGGGTTACGGCCCCGACACGACAGTCACCACATACTACAGCGGCCTCTGGACCGTAGACAACTACGGCGAAGACATGATCGCCTGCCCGAGAAACCTTACCAACGGGTATCAGTTTGACTCAAATGCGGTTGGCACCAGCAACACCAGCAACACCATTACCATAACGCAGGTCAACCACGGCTTCTCGAATGGCAACGCCGTTATCATCGGTGGGCTGACAAGTGATATCGGCGGTGTGCCGGTTGCTCAGCTAAATGGGACGCACACAATATCCGTGGTCAACTCGAACGCATACACGTTCACCGTTGCCAACACCGCCACGTCCACAACGTCTGGCGGGCTTGGTGCTTACGTTTACATTTCCTCCATCATCTATTGGGATGTCACCGATACCAACGGCCCCGCTGTTAGCATTAGCGACCTTGGGTCTGCCTACGCCAAGCAATACATGCCGTATGTGGCAACGGAAATTCTTGTTTCGGACCAGAACCGTCAGGTTATCGCTCTTGGATCAAACCCGTTCGACGTGAACCAAGGGCAGGACAGGATGATTGTCCGCTGGTCCGACTCAAGCGATCCGACGAATTGGGACATCGCAGACACGACGAAGACAGCCGGTGAGACACGGCTTTCTTCGGGGTCGTATATTGTGACGGCAATCCAGAACCGCGAGGAAATCCTTATCTGGACGGATTCATCGCTTTTCTCGATGACCTACGTTGGCCCCCCGTATGGGTACGGCTTCAACCTCGTTGGTGCGAACTTCGACATCGTCGGCCCGAACTCCAAGATTGTCACGGGTGCCGTGGCATACTGGATGGGGTCCAGCAACTTCTATATGTACGACGGTAAGGCGCAGGTCATGCCCTGCACGGTTAGGGACTACGTCTTCTCCGATCTTAGCATCCAAGACGGCGACAAGGTGTATTGCTCCTCTGATTCGGGCAACAACGAGATCTATTGGTTCTATCCGTCAAGCAGCCAAGGTGGATCCCCGGGGCTTCGGGAAAACGACAGGTATGTCGTCTACAATTACGTGGAGCAGATCTGGTACTACGGCACGATGTCTAGGACGGCTTGGATCGACCGCAAGGGTAATTCAACCCCGAGGTCTGCGAGCCCGGATAGATACCTGTACAGTCAGGAGTCCGGCTTCAACGATGGATCTACTGACCCGGCACTCCCGATAAACGCCTACATTCAGTCAAGCCCGATTGAGATTGAAAGCGGGGATCACTTCCTGTTCATCAATCGTGTCATCCCGGACATCACGTTCCGGAACTCCCCAGACAACGGCGCAGAGCCAGCGGTTACGTTCACGATCAGGCCGCAGGATTATCCGGGAAGCGCTATTGGTGCCGGGGATGAGCGGACTGTTCAACGGAACGGCAGCCTTGATCTGAAGGTGGACAGGTTCACCAATCAGGTGTTTACACGCCTTCGTGCAAGATCTGTTATACTTAGGGTCGAGAGTGACGCCGAAAATGTCGCTTGGCGTCTCGGCACCCCACGCTTTGATATGCGTCAGGATGGGCGTAGGTAATGGCCAATACAGCACTTCCACTTCCCCCAAAGGGATACGATCAGGAATACATGAACCGCCTGATCCGTCAGATCAGCTTTGCCCTTAACAAGGCGAATGCTGCTGTTCCATTAACTGTTGGTTCTGACCTCTCTGGGCAGATCGCCGGTTATCCGGTTTCCGGTCTGACAATTGTGAACGTCCCAACCTCCTCAACTGGTCTTCCTCCCGGCAGCGTTTGGTCTGACGGCGGGGTCCTAAAGATTGTGAGCTAATATGTACTTCAATGGCATCCCTCAAGGCTTCGGTCAGGCGCAGTATCAGCAGCCCCAAGAACTTCTCAACAAGCCCGCTTTCGGCTATAATCAGGGTATCAGCGGGCTTCAGATGAATTCTCCGGCCCCGTTTCGTCCGGCACCCCAGCTTGGGAACTTGAACCCTCAGAAGTCCGAGACACAGATTGGCGCTTTCTTGCAGCCTCCGGCACAGCCTGCTCCGCAGCCCGGCAGCTACAACACCCAAGGATACTCGACGACGGCATCCACAACCGGCATTGGCACAAAACCACTCAGCCCGATTCAGCCCCTACAGCGCCCGATGGCTGGTCAGGCAATGGCTCGTGGCGGTGTCGTCCAGCAGACCTTGGACAAGGGTGGTGTGGTTTCAAGCGGCATCGCGGCGCTTCGTGGGCAGCATCCGAACCCCCGCAAGGCGCTTAACGACTACGACGAAATGTTTGGCCGTGAGGCGACCGCAGAGCTTATGCGGGCTTATGCCGACGGTGGTGTTGTATCAGGCCCCGGAAGCGGGGTCGCAGATTTGGTCCCCGGCTCGATTGATGGCCGCGAGGATGTCCGCATTGCAAGCGGAGAATACGTTATTCCGGCATGGGCTGTTGCCACACTTGGCGATGGCTCGACAGAGGCCGGTGCGAAAGTTCTGGACGCCATGGTTGCGCGTCTGAGAGAAGAAGGGTCCGAGCTTATCAAGGGATCCGAACCGATCAACCCTAGCGAATTCCTTCCGGTGTAAACATGGCGAAGAGCGACAAGAACGACAAGAACGACAAGGGCGACAAGAACAAGAAAGACAAGATGCCGTTCAAGGATAAGTACGGCAGCGATGATCTTGCGACGGCACAGAAGGAATACTTCAAGGACGTTCTCGGGGCT